TCCCAGGGCGGTGGCAACCTGGCTGGCTCCGGTGACATCCGCGGCTTCACCTCGATCGCATTCCCCATCGTCCGCCGCGTCTTCGGTGGTCTCGTGGCCAATGAGCTCGTCTCGATCCAGCCCATGTCGCTTCCAAGCGGTCTGCTCTTCTACCTGGATTACACCTACGGCACCAACGTTGGTGGTGATACAGCTTCGAACGGAAATGCAGGCTCACTGAATGCTCAGACCTTCACTGCAGGCAAGTCGATCTACAACAACCCCACTGGTAAGGGCATCCGCTCCGGATCTCTTGCCACTGGTGGTCAGTACGATCTCATTGGAACCTCTTTCACCAAGGTCCACAAGACGACAGCCTGGTCAGACAGCCCGCTCTTCGCTTCAGGTGCATTCCACACCGCTGGCGGTACTGATTCTGCATCCATCGTTAACAGCCTTGCTGCCTTTGCAACTGGAACTGACGGTAAGTTCCTGCAGTTCGACCCGCAGCTCACCAACCTGATTGAGACGAACTCAACAAATCCTGGTGCTACTAACGGTTCGAACGTCTTCCAGTTCCTCATCGCAAAGTACAACAGCACTTACTTCCCCAACATTGATCCTACCAATGTGAAGTCAATTGCTCTTTACGGTGCTGGGAGCGTCGTCGCATCGGGCAAGCTCGGTGTTGTCGGTGAGACAATCCAGGGTGGCCAGAATATCGTCAACGTTCGTCGTCTCACTCAGGTTGGTACCTGGAACGGCAGCACGTTCACACCCTCTCCTCTCGTCCAGCCCGGTGATGCAAACGCTGCAGTTCTCCTCGTCGTCTCAGGCGTTCACGTTCCTCTTAACGGAACACCCGCTCAGACAGGTCTCTCTGCTTCGTACGCCCTCGCTGCAACGCTCAACGTGGACAGCTCTGACGGTTCAACTCTTACGATCCCCTCGTTCGAGTCTGACTTCAGCACCTCGGCTCCCACGCCGCTCATCCCTGAGATCGACATCAAGATCGAGTCCATTGCGGTCACCGCAACGACCCGCAAGCTGCGCGCTCGCTGGTCGCCGGAACTCGCTCAGGACCTCAATGCATACCACTCGATGGATGCCGAGGTTGAGCTCACTCAGATCCTCTCCGAGCAGATCGCTCTCGAGATCGACCGTGAGATCCTGAACGACCTCCTCACCGAGGCGAACGGTGCAAACTACTACTGGTCGCGTGCTCCGGGACGCTTCCTCAACAAGACCACCGGTGCTCCGGTCACTCTGGCCTCTTCTCTCTCGATCGGACCTACCTTCACGGGTAACGTTCGCGAGTGGTACGAGACTCTCATTGAGACCGTCATCGACGTCGCCAACGAGATCCACCGCAAGACTCTTCGCGGTTCGGCTAACTTCATCGTGGTCTCACCCGATGTCGCTACGATCCTCGAGGCTTCGGTCCTCTACAAGCCCAGCTACAGCCTCGACGGTCAGGGCCAGGTCGGTTCGGCATTCCAGATCGGTGCAACACCCATCGGAACGCTCTCCAACCGCTTCACCGTCTACAAGGACCCCTACTTCCCCCGTAATAAGATCCTCGTCGGTTACAAGGGCGGTAGCTACCTCGAGACAGGCTATGTCTACGCTCCTTACGTCCCGCTCATCGTCACACCGACGATCTTCGCTCCTGAGGACTTCACCCCCAGGAAGGGCGTAATGACCCGTTACGGCAAGAAGATGGTTCGCTCCGACTTCTACGGAACGGTCACCTGCCTCGACATGAACATCATCTGATGTTCTAGCCGACAAGGCAAACAGGCGGCCACCCTTCGGGGTGGCCGTTTTGTTATGTTTGCAGATTTTTTGAGTCTCTGGCTGATATTTAGACCTGAGAGGTTAATATGCCAAAAATTGTATACAATCCATCACAGGGCCTGGTCACTCAGGGCGGATCTGGTGTGGAATTCAACTCAAATTCAGTGATCTTCTCCACTACGCCCATAACAACAGTTCAGTCAATTACTTCTAACACGACTGTTACTGCCGCGGGAGTTTATACTCTTACAGCATCACAAGGTGTTCTAACGACAGTATTGCCACTTGCATCTGCAATTCCTGGCGGCCAGCTTATTTTCAGGTCAGCTTCTCCGAGCTTGCACATTCTTACGGGATCGCAGGAGGCTGCCGGAACTAAGGTTATATCTGGAATTCCAGGTTCATCAGTTGCAGCTGTTGCAGCCCAGGGCAGCAGGCTAACTCTTCCATCAGTTGTAGGATCTTCAGTCTCTCTAGTTTCTGATGGTGCCTCTTTCATTGTCACGGGTCTTTCTGGATCTTGCACAATTGCTGGACTCTAATCAAAAGATTGGATTATAGTGTTTTAGGAGATTTAATGCGTACACCACAGAGAGTAGAGCAGTTTAAGCAAGAGGTTGAAGCCAAGAAATTAAAGGCACTTGCTCGGGCAGCTCGCGAGCAGGCTGCCAAAGCTGCTTCAAGCGTTGCTGAATTTGTTGAGACAAAAGCGAAGGCTGTAGCTGAAGCTGTGAATGATGTTGTTGAAAGCGTCATTGCAGAGCCGGAAGTTGAATCAGCTCCGATCGCAGCAGAAGAGACTTCTACTGAAGTGGCCGATGCAGGCCTAGATTCCACCCCACCGCAGGCTGAAGATGCATCTGTCGAGGCTGCGCCGAGTACAGTGACAACTTCGACGCGTAAGCGTAAGTAGTGGAAATAGATCTGCTCAGGGCGCTAATACAGGAGACGATCAGGCAGATCGGTCCTCGCACCTGGGCAGTATATCCAAAGAAAGGTGGTAGGCGCCTCGGAACTCACAGCTCCGAGGCGTCTGCTAGGCGTCAACTTGCAGCCATTGAGATATCGAAGTCCAAGAGAAGTCAGAAGAAAACTAGATAGCTGCCTACTTAGCAGGTAGCCATGTCCAGCTTTGCAGCAACATCTAGTCCAACTCCGTTCGGAATATTTGATTCTGACGCTGATTTCTCTACTGACGCTGACAAAGTCGTAACCTTTGTCAAGCGCAAGCTGGGTGATGACATTCTCAGTGTTGAGCTCACAAAAAAGCAGATCTGGGCCAACTTTGAAGAGTCGACACTAGAGTACGGCTACATACTCAATCAGTATCAGGCAAAATCGCAGATGCTGACATACCTTGGATACGTAACGGGATCAGGATCGGGTGCTGAGAACAAGCTACCTCGAGAGAGCCTTGAGTTTTTGACTCGATTTGCTGAGCCTTACGCTTCTGAGGCCGGCGTGGGTGGCGCCTACAACATGATGTCGGGATCAATTGACCTTGAGCCCGGTAGACAAGATTACGACATCTACAAAGAACTTAAAGATTCCGAAGGAAATCTAATAGTAAGCTCTTCTTTTAACAGAAATCCGATGACCAAGCTAAGAATCAGCGAAGTCTTCCATTTCTCACCTCAGGCTGCTTACAGATTTTTTGATACGACTTCTGCAGTCAACTACCTCAATAATGAGTTTTCTTTTGAGTCGTTTACTCCGGAAACTGTCTTCTACGTTCTCCCAGTCTACGAAGATGTCCTTCGTGCTGGCATGCTTGACATGTCAAATAGAGTTCGTAGATCCAACTACAGCTACAAAGTAATTGGCACACAGATTAGAATCTTTCCAACTCCAACAGACCCGCAGATACCAAAGAAGCTCTTCTTCAGAGTAAAAGCCTTCACAGATCCTCTTAATCCGAGCTTTACAGATGAGACAATAAACGGCGTCTCTAACATTGGAAATATTCCATTTGGAAATGTTAATTACACTCGAGTTAACAGCATCGGACGTCACTGGATTAGACAGTATGCTCTGGCTCTTTCGATGGAGCAGCTTGGAATGATCAGATCAAAGTTTGGAACCATACCAGTTCCAGGTGCAAACGTCACACTTAACGGATCTGATCTCTCTTCTAAGGGTCGAGAGGACAAGAAAGAGCTCATAACAAAGCTCCGCGAGATGCTTGAGACACTGACATACGACAAGCTAATAGAAACAAGCGCGACCAGGTCTGAAAACTTAATGAAGCAGCTTCAAAAAGTTCCTATTCCTAACGGTCGAGCAATCTTTATGGGGTGAACTAGATGTCCAGACTCTTCCTTTCTGAAAGAGAAATAAACTTTATCAACGACATCGCAAAGGAAGTCGTCAAGGACGTCGTCGGCCAGAAGATCTACTTTTTTCCAATCTCGGAGATTAAGTCAAGAGTTCACGACGTCTACGAGGAGTCTCCTGACAAGATCTTTGAAAATCCAATCGAGATCGACGCCCTTGTGAAGTACATGCCACAAGAGGTAAAGACTAACAGATACGGCTCCGAAGAGTACTACAACATTGAAGTCTATGTTCAGATTAGAGATCTCATAGACAAGGAAATCGAAGTGAGAGAAGGAGATTTCTTCAGCTATGGTGAAACCTTCTTTGAAGTCATCAAGTCTCCCGTCTCTGACACTGTCTATGGCCAGATTGAGCACAAGAGCTTCATAACAATCACAGGCAAGCAGTCGCGCAAAGGTCAATTCATCTCGAAGATCTTTGGCCCCACGTCAGAGAGCTACTCAGATCCAGATGCAGTCCAAACGACCTTTGTACAGCAGAGAGGTTTCTCAGAGAATCGTCTTGGCCCGACTGGAGACATCAGAGATCTTCAGAAGAGAGGTGTCCTTGATGCCCCTATTTCTCAACCAAGAGAGGTCTCTCCGGCAGGAGACTCGACTGGAGCAGGATCTTCCTTCTACGATGAGGGCTAAATGGCAGAGCGTCGCTTAAAAACAGGCTATGAGGGCACCAATGTTCCAACTGACTTTACTTTCCCGTCAGTTGGAATCGAAGACGTTGATAGAGCTGTCTTCAGTCTTTTTAACAGTGACATAAACTTTGAGGTGAAGGTCAATGAGCAGACGCAGCGAGTGCCTGTTGTGTTTGCAACAGGTGAAAGATTTGCTCTGACTCGAAGGGACAGACCCATCAGAGATAAAAATAATGCGCTTATTCTTCCGATCATCTCTGTTAAGAGAGGATCAATAGGTCACAAGACAGAGTCTGACGTCTTCGGGTCAGCAATCTCTATTAGACAAAATAGTGACTATGTCATCAAAAAGAGACTAGACTCTGAAGATAGAAATTACCAGAAGCTTATCAACAGGCTGGGAATTAAGAACTCTAATTCCATTGCTACGCCGGGACACTTTACAGATAGATCTGTGTACCCGGGCAAGGAGTCAAACCCGGGACAAGTTGCATCAAGGCGCCAGGGCGGAGCTCTCTCTCTCGGACCTGGTTACACGCGTTTTCCTCTCCAGCACTTTAAAGAAGACCACATCTACGAGTACATCACTATCCCGTATCCGAGGCTTCTAGGAATTAGCTACAATGTGACTTTTTGGGTCCAGTACATGTCTCAGATGAATAAGCTGATTGAGATTTTGATGATGAGCTTTAAAGGGCCTGGAAGAGAATTCCTAATGAAAACTCCGACAGGTTTCACCTTTGTTGCATTCATACAGAGTCCAATAAATGCAAACGATAATTTTGAAGAGTTCACTAGCGAAGAAAGGCTTATCAGATATAGCTTTGATGTTAAAGTTCCTGCCTACATTCTGGCTCCCAGGCATTCTAGCTTGCCAGAGCCCACTAGAAAGTTTGTTTCATCGACAGATATCGATTTCGACATTAGCGAGACTGGGAATATTGCCACACAGAAGCTACCAGTCGGAGCAAAAGATAGAGTTGATTCTTTTGTTTTAACTGACGTTGAAAACATAGAATTTGACGGAACTGTTGAAATTTCGAGAGGAGAATCTGAATACCAGTACGTCGAAGAGGTCTCGGATCCATTTTCTACTAGCAGCTCAAAGCAGCTCGTCAGATTGATCAGCAGAAATCCGAGGAGTGGAGAAGCAGTCTCAGCCGGTAGGATAGTTAAGAAAGTTGGAAAGCTGTGATTTAGCATTTCCGGTCCTATTTAGCCTTAGCATATAGGCGGGAGAATGCATGGCCGAAATTACGTTTAAATTTCCCGGGTTTTTCGATCGAGAGATCGACCAGTCCGCTGTTACTGAGACAATAACGGGTACTCCGGCAGGTCTCATTGGAACTTCACACAAGGGACAAGCTTTTGTTCCAACTCTTGTTGGGAGCATCTCCTCCTTTAACGATAAGTTTGGAACTACAGCGGGAGATAAGACTTCATCAGAGCTTGCAGCGCAGCAGTTCTTCCAGAACGGTTCTGCTCTGCGGTTTGTTAGAGTTCTTGGTGCAGGTGGCAACACAACATCGACTGACATTGCAACTACAAATCAGAAAGGAACTGTAAAGGGTGCAGGATTTGTTATCACGAGCGGTGAACCTTCTGACGCTGCGCTGAGAGACGGGCGTCACATTGGAGCAGTTCAGTTTCTCGTTGCTAACCACAGTGTGGCTGCTGCTTCTGACGCCGCGACACCCTATCTAACAGACAACGACAGCTTCGGACTCTCAGCTGGGTCTGGCACAGCAAACATTGTACGCGGCGTGCTGATGCTCGCTTCCGGAACATGCGCTCGCGTCATGAACTATTCTCAGACATTCTCTCAGACCAATGTCTCAGATGACGCTGCTACTCCGAGCGCTGATAAGCTGTTCAAGATCGTTCTATCGAGCTCTTCTCCTGGATTCTATACTACTGAAGGATTCACAGGAATTAAGATCTTTACTGCATCATTTGATCCTGACAGTGACAGATATATTGGAAAGATTCTTAACACTAATCCAGACAGGTTCCAGGAGGAAGAGCACATGCTGTACCTCCACTTCCCGATTGAAGATACTATTGCGACGATCTCAACTTCTACAGATAGCGTTGCAATTCTTTCGGGCACTGTCAATACGTCGCAGGCATCTGGAGACCAATCTCTTGCATTTAGAGATGCTTTTGGAAGATATGATACGAGATTCTCAAATTCTCGGACACCTGTCTTCATCTCGCAGCCTTTCGGTGCTACAGAGTACGATCTCTTCCACTTTGAGACTATTGATGATGGTGCAAACAGTGCAAATCTATACAAGGTCTCGATTGCCAACATCAAGAAGTCAACAGATCCGTCTACTCCCTACGGTACTTTCACAGTCCAAGTTAGAGACTTCTATGACAGCGATCTTGCTCCTGTCATTCTTGAGCAGTTTAATAACTGCGATCTAAATCCCGAGTCTCCTAACTACATTGCTGCGCTGGTTGGTGATTCTCGCAGGTCGTTCAATTTTGATGCTGCTTCAACAAGGGAGCGGAGGATAAACAACACTGGAAGATATCCGAATAGATCTTCTAAGGTTAGGGTCGTAATGAACGACGCTGTTGAGCGTCGTATCGTCCCGGGAACTTCGCTTCCGTTTGGGTTTAGGGGCGTCCCCCTTGTTAAGACGTCAGATGCACTGTCTGACGACGCATCAAGGCCAATCTCAGGTGGATCAACTTTGGCTCGTCGACTGGCTGGCGTTGGTAGCGTCTCGAGCTTGACAAGCGCGATTGTTCCACCCATCCCGTTCAGGTTTAAGTCAACAAGAAACGCTATCAATGCATCGCAGACCTTTGTTGGTGATCCTTCTAGCACAGA